GCTGGCGCTATGGAACTCGCCCTTCAACTGGTAGAGGAAAAAACCTTTCCTTGGCCGGGTGCGTCTAACATCAAATTCCCACTGATTACCATTGCTGCTTTGCAGTTCCACAGTCGTGCTTACCCTGCACTACTTAATGGTACAGATGTTGTCAAATGTCGTGTAGTAGGTAATGACCCAGACGGTATGAAGTCAGAGCGAGCTAAACGTATCTCTGCCCACATGTCTTACCAAGTGCTGGAAGAAGATGAAGAGTGGGAAGACCAAACAGATAAAGTCCTCATCACACTACCAATTATTGGGTGTGCATTTAAGAAGTCATACTTCGATTCCAACAAAGGACACAACATTAGTGAGCATGTGCTTGCTAAAGACCTGATCGTTCCTTACTTTGCTAAGTCGCTTGAGACTGCTTCACGTATAACTCACCGCCTAAAGTTCACAAATAACGATATACAAAGTCGTATTAATCGTGGTATCTACCTAGACCTAGATATTTCCCGCCCTACAATCACAGGTAGGACAGATGAATTCCAAAACTCCTCGGATGACATCTTTGGAATTAAAAACACAGGTGATCTTCAAGCACAAGTAGATGGAAATGACCCTGTTTTCTCTATGTTGGAGCAACATCGCTACCTAGATCTTGATGGTGACGGATACCAAGAACCGTATATCGTAACTGTACGTGAAGATACAGGGCAAGTATTCCGTATTGTTGCTCGATACTACGAAGATGATGTCCAATATGGTAAGAATAAGAAGATTCTCCACATTGAACCTACACATTTCTTCACTAAATACTCATTTATCCCTTCCCCTGATGGTGGTTTCTACGACCTTGGCTTTGGGATGCTACTTGGCCCTCTTAACGAGTCTATTAACACAGCTATTAACCAGCTTGTAGACGCTGGTACAATGTCTAACACTGCTGGAGGCTTCCTTGGGCGTGGTGTTAAGATCCGTGGTGGAGACCAGTCATTTAAACCTCTTGAATGGAAACGTGTAGACAGTACTGGTGATGATCTACGTAAAAATATCTTTCCTCTTCCTGTACGTGAACCAAGTCAAGTGTTGTTTACACTGCTCCAACTGCTGATTAACTATGGTGAACGGATTGCAGGTGCAACTGACATTATGGTTGGCATCAATCCCGGCCAGAACACTCCAGCAGAGACCTCACGTAATACCATTGAACAAGGTAGCAAAGTATTTAACGGTATCTTTAAGCGTGTATATCGTGCTCTTAAACAAGAGTTCCGTAAACTATATCGTTTGAATAAACTATATCTTGCTGACAATCAGTATTTTGAAGATTTCATTACTGGTTCTTCCATGCAGATCTCATTTAAAGATTATTCGGATAGTGCTATTGCTGTTCGCCCTGCTGCTGACCCAGACATGTCTTCTGATGCAGCTAAAGTAAACCAAGCTAACGCTATTATGCAAGTAGCTGGGTCTATGCCGGGATTCAACATGTATGAGGTAGGTAAACGGTATCTTGATGCACATAAAGTACGGGATATTGACTTATTGTTGCCTGATCCAAAGGGACCAAACGCTATTCAACAAGGCCCAGATCCAAAAGTACAAGCTGAACAAATGAAACTACAGATAGAACAAGGTAAACTACAGTTAGAATCACAGCGTATGCAGGCAGAGTTGCAACTAGCTCAGATTGAATTGCAAAACGATATTGAGGTAAATCAAGCTAAGATTATGAAACTTCGTGCAGAGGCTATTAAAGCGTTGGCACAAGCAGATGGTGTGGATAGTGGGCATCAAATTGCCCTCATTGAAGCACAGATTGGGGCAGCACGGCAACATCAAGATGGACTAGTACGACAAATCGAAGTACTACAGAAAGTAAAGGCACAGGGAGGCTTAGGCAATGCAACAAGAGGAATGGGTGCGATGGAAGCAGGACGAAGTGACCAAGGAAGTATGGGGAGTCCTCAAGGATCTCCGCAACCAGTGTCTGGAGGAATGGGCACAGGGGGTGTTCCAGAGTCAGGAGTTGAACCTTAAAGCTATCGGTAAAGTCCAGATGTTGGATGATATTCTTGGTATGAGTTTCGAGGAAGCACATGGAACAAACTAACAACTCAGGCATTTATCCAAAAGGCCACAGGGTCTTGATTCAAGCAGAGGAAGTAGAAGAGCAAACATCAGGTGGAATCATCCTCACTACTGAGATGACGAAACGAGAACAACTTGCTGAGATTAGAGGTAGAGTAATTGAACTAGGTTCAACTGCATACTCAGATCAAAAGGAAGTCTGGTGTAAGGTAGGAGATAGAGTTATCTTTGCTAAATATTCCGGTATCTTGTACGACGGAAAAGATGGTAAAGAGTACAGAGTTATTAATGATTTGGATGTAGTAGCAGTCATCGAAGAGGAAGAACAATGGAAGACCAAGTAGAAGACATGATTGACGACGTAGTAGAAGATAACACTGCTGAGGTAGAATCAGAAGCACGTCAGATGGGCTGGGTACCTGAAGGTGAGTTTCGTGGTGATAAGAGTAAATGGCGTAGTGCAGATGAGTTCGTAGAACGTGGTCGAGAGATTCTCCCCATTGTACTAAAGAACAAAGAAGAACTCTTGCATAAGAACAAAGCGCTTGAGAATGAACTACGTGAACTTAAAGTTGCTGTAGATGAATTCAAAGAATATCGTAAGTCAGATAAAGAGCGTATGTACAAGCAAGCTATTGCTGACCTAAAAGATAAGAAGAAAGAAGCAATTGAAGATGGTAACGGTGGTCTTGCAGTAGAACTTGATGATGCTATTGATGAGATTAAAGTAGCTCAACAAGAGTTGCAACAAGCACCTACAAAGAAAGAACCAGAGGCTAATCCCCCTGCACCAGAGTTTGTAGAGTGGGTACAATCGAATGATTGGTATGCTAAAAATGCTATGCTGCAGCACGCAGCGAATGCTGCCGGTATTGAGATTGGCCAAGAGTTCCCCGGACTACAAGGCAAAAAGTTTCTGGATAAAGTGACAGAACGGGTAAAAGAGCGTTATCCAGAGAAGTTTGGTAATCCTCGCCGTGAATCGGCAGGCCAAGTAGAAGGTGGGAATACTACACAATCACGTACTACTAAGAAACAATCTTATAATAATCTGCCACAAGAAGCACGTGATGCGTGTGATCGTTTTGTGAAGCAAGGTATTATGAGCCAAGAAGAATACGTAAAAGGTTATGAGTGGAACTAACCAAGGAATGAATAAAACTATGAATAGCAAAACTGAGGTAGTAAGTAAAACAGAGGAAGCACAACCAGTAGTACGTAGTAACACTGATCGACCTACTCGCGCTCGTCGTGGAGTCTTTAATGGTATGCGCCAGAAGCTCCAAGTTATGGGTGAAGTAAAAGGGTATCACCTTTGTTGGATCAATGATACACCCGGTATGATTATGCAAGCAAAGGAAGGTGGCTACTCATTTGTCGATGAACAGGAAATTCAAATGGCAAATAACAATGTAGTCAGTCGAAATGCAAGTGAGGGTACACACGTAAAAGTACTGGTTGGTACTAATGAGGATAACAGTCCTATGTTTGCCTACCTTATGAAGATTCTTGATGAGCACTACGAGGAAGATCAAGGAGATATTCAAAGTTACAATGACAAGATTGACGAGCAAATTCGAGGTGGTAATGTAGACGGTCAAGTTGGTAAAGACGGTCGATACATTCCTGCTTCTGGTATTTCAATTAAATAAATTAGGAGTTTTTAAACAATGGCTAATACAAACAATGCTATTCGACCTTCTGGATTTTCTCCGGTAGGTTATCTGAATGGTGCCCCTTGGAATGGGCAAGCTAATCTGTACTACATTAATTCCAGTGACACTACCAATTACTTTATTGGTGATCCTGTGAAAAGTGCAGCCTATCAAGATGTAAATGGTGTAACTGGTGTGGCTATTGCCGCTGCTGGTGATACTATTCGTGGTGTAATTGTGGGCTTTTTGCCTGCTGGTGCTGGTGCTGGGCCTCAAACCTCCCTTGTAGGTACTCCTCTGTCTCTTGAGGTACTGCGCGGTACTGCCAGTACTACTCGATATGCGTTGGTTGCCGATGATCCAATGATTATCTTTAAAGCACAGATGACTGACGGAACCTTGGGTAACTCTAAGACTCTCTCTACGGCAGCTAACCTGAACTGTGACTTTGTAGTGAATTCCCTTACTACTACTGGTACACTTAGTAATGCAACGTTGGATGAGACGACTACTGCTACTACTGCATCGTCTAACACCTTTAAGTTGCTTGGTCTTTTTGGGGCAGATAATGGTAATATTACTGATCTTACTGCTACTACTGGCGACTATACTTGGTGGAAGTGCAAGATCAATATGCACGAATTGACTAACGCTTCTGCTTCAATCTAACACTAAAAGGATAACATAATATGTCAGGAATTATTACCACAGGTAATCACCCCAAGGCGCTTTGGCCGGGTGTTAAGGCATGGTGGGGTCAAGAGTATAATGACCACCAAGAAGAGTTCTCTCAGTTGTTTGATAAAGACACATCTGAGAAAGCGTATGAAGAAGATGTACAACACACTGGCTTCGGTCTTGCTCCGGCAAAGGCTCAAGGTGCTGGTGTTGCATACGATAGTAATATTCAAGGTTACACTACTCGTACTACCCACGTAGCTTATGCACTTGGCTATATGGTTACACATGAAGAGATGAAAGATAACCTGTATGCACAGATCTCCAAGGCTCGTGCTCCTTCGTTGGCTCGTAGTATGCGCCAGACAAAAGAGAATGTAGGTGCTCGTGTTTACAACCGTTCGACTGACTCTGGTTATGTTGGTGGTGATGGTGTAACTCTGCTGAATGCAAGTCATCCTAACACCTCTGGTGGAACCTTCTCCAACATTCTTGCTACTGCAAGTCAGTTGAATGAGGCTGCTCTGGAAGACATGATGATTCAAATCATGGGTGCTGAGGACGACAAAGGTCTGTTGATTAACTTGATGCCACAGAGCTTGGTTATTTCTAAAGCTAACTGGTTCAATGCTAATCGTATCTTGAAGACTACCTTGCAACCGGGTAATGCTAACAATGATATTAACGTAATCAAAGCTACCAATGCTTTGCCCGGTGGTATCATTATGAATCACTATCTGACCAGTCCTACTGCTTGGTATCTGCGTACCAATGTAAAACATGGTATGAAGTATTATGAGCGTGAAGGTATCTCCTTTACGCAAGATAACGACTTTGATACCATGAACGCTAAAGCGAAAGCCTATGAGCGTTACAGTTTTACGTGGACAGATCCTCGCGCTCTGTACGGTACTGCCGGTGCATAGCACTCAATGATGTAAAATAACACTTGACATTTTACTTGATTTAGTGTATAATAGATATTATATACTAAGTTGAGTAATTTGTCAAGTACTATATATAAAATATAAAAAGTAAATCTTTTACTTCTTAGTTGACGTAGCTAAATGCTACGTTATCTTGTAATAACGTCAATAAAAGGAGAATTTCAATGGGTGCTCCCACTCGTCTTAAAAATGGTGTAAACAATCTTGGTGCTAATGATGCTTTGAATATGATGGGTCAATTGGACCCTACAACGTATCACACCTTCTTCGATGATTTCAATACGTATGTTGCTTCTGGTTCCTACACTGTTACTGGTGGTGGTACTTGTGCGACTACCCCTGTAAATGGTGGTGCTCTTCTTGTTACTAATGCTAACACAGATGAAGCCATCCAACAAATTCAAGTTACCTCCGCTTCTTTCCTTCCGGTAGCGGGTAAAAAAACATTCTTTAAAACTCGCTTTAAACTCTCTGCAGTAGCTCAAGACTGTTTCGTAGGTCTGTCTGTGATTGATACTACGTTGATCGCTGCTTCTGTGATTGATACTGTAGATGCTATTGGCTTCTTTAAAGCTGCAACAGATACAACTTGGTCTTTCTATACCCGCTTGGATGCAACTACTGGTAGCACTTCTGCTACAAGTATTGGTGCTGTTGCTGCTGATACATATCTGGAACTTGCTTTCTACTTTGATGGTGTGAACAAAGTGTATTATGCTTATAACAACACTGTCTCTG